GGAAAGAAAGTCAGGCTTGTCGTGATCCCAGCCATCATTGACGACGAATATGTGGCAAGCCTTGAGCCGAAGTATCGAAAGCGAATCACGAAAGACGCTGAGGGGCGTTTTAGTTACTGGCCCTATAAAGAACCGATCGCAAAGCTGCTCGACATGGAAGCGGGACGCGGCTTGGATCAGGCGGGTTCACGCATGAGCCGTCACGTCTTCGCAAGCCAGTACAATCAAAACCCCGTAGCTATTGGTGGGAATATCATCAAGGGAGAATGGTTTCGCTACTACAAGAGCTTGCCTAAGATCAAGTGGCGTAAAATCTATTGCGACACGGCCCAAAAAACCAAAGAGCGAAACGACTACTCCGTGCTTGAGTGCTGGGGATATGGCGAAGACGGCAATATCTACCTGCTTGATCTTGAGCGTGGGAAATGGGAAGCGCCTGAACTGGAGTCACGCACGATCGCGTTTTGGGCCAAGCACAAAGGGTTCGTGAAGACGGGTGATGACCTGAAAAAGTGGGGCACGCTTCGCAAGCTCATGGTGGAAGACAAGGCGAGCGGCACGGGGCTCATTCAAAAGATCAGATTGCTCAATCACATTCCAGTTGAGGCAATCCAGCGTAACGTTGATAAGTTGACTCGCGTGATGGATGGAGTCGGCTACATGGAAAGCCACATGGTGTACTTACCCGAAGACTCGCCGTTCACTCATGACTTTGTAAAAGAGTGCGAAGCATTCACGGCCGACGATAGCCATGCGTTTGACGATCAGATTGATCCGATGCTTGACGCCATCCAGGACATGCTATCTAATCAGAATAAAGTCAAGCTCTGGGGGAAATTAGCACAATGAGTAAAACGCCTAAGCCAAAAGCCGCGCGCATCTTTCCGACTGCCGACAAGAAAGTGCGTAAGGGACGCCCCACGGCCGACGGCTTTGCGAATATCAAAGCGCGTTTGGGTGTCAACCCGAGAGGCACGCCAGGCGGCAAAAACAACCTGATGAGTCAGGGCCATTATGAATTCAATCTGATCACGCGCGATCGGATTCAGCTTGAAGCGGCTTACCGTGGCTCGTGGATCGTGGGCCGAGTGATCAATTGTATCGCGGAAGATATGACCCGCGCGGGTATTGATATCGTCACCAATGAGGGCGCGGAAGACGTGACCGAATTCCAGGTGCAGATGTCTCGCCTTCAAATTTGGCCGAGCCTTCGAAAGAATATCTCATGGGGTAGGCTCTACGGTGGATCGTGCGCTGTGTTTCAAATCAAAGGACAGAATCTCGCAAGCCCGATGGACGTGGATACGATCGGCAAAGGCCAGTTCTTGGGCTTCACCGTCTACGATCGTTGGCAGCTCTATCCCGTCTTAGATAAACTTATAGACTCTGGCCCCGACCTGGGCTTGCCTGAGTTTTACGATGTCGTGCTCGGCACCAACTTGAATGACCCCTCAAAGATTCAGGGCGGTAACTCCGAGACGGACGCAGGCTCAGCGGGCCGCGTGCGCGTGCATCACTCACGCGTGATCCGTCACCTAGGCACGGAGCTACCCTTTTGGCAGGCGATCACGGAAATGCTTTGGGGCTCATCCATCCTTGAGCAGATGTGGGATCGGCTCATTGAGTTTGATACCGCAACCACATCGGCGTCCGGTCTTGTCTTCAAGGCTAACCTTCGCATGATCGGCATCAATGGACTGCGCGAAATCATCGCGGCCGGGGGCGAAGAGCTGGAAGCGCTTTATCAAAATTTCGACATGATTGCCGAGTTTCAAAACAATGAAGGGTTGACCCTGCTCGACAAAGAAGACGAATACAACTCCTCTCAGTATTCGTTCGCTGGCCTGCCTGACACGCTCTTAAAGCTTGCCGAGCAGATTTCGGGCGCGGCAGACATCCCCATGGTGAGGTTATTTGGCCAGTCGCCGAGCGGCTTAGGTGCGACGGGCGATAGCGATATCCGCCAGTATTATGACGGCATCCAGTCTAAGCAAGAAGCCGGAATGCGAAACGGGATTGAGAAAGTTGTCAAGATTCTCTGGCAATCCTACTTTGGCCGTCCTTGCCCGAGCGACCTGACTTTTACTTTCAAGCCACTCTGGCAGATGAGTGCAAAGGATAAGTCCGACATCGCGAAAGCCAACACGGAAACTCTGATCGAAGCCCACGACGCGGGCGGTATCAGCAATGCCGTGCTCGTGAAAGAGCTGAAACAGCAATCGTCCGCAAGCGGGCTTTTCACTCACATCACGGATGAAGACGTGAAGGACGCCGAAGACTTAGATGAGAATCCGCCTGAGTTGGCACCTACTCCGGCCGGCCCTCCGGGCACGACAACGGGTGACCCAGGCGAAGGGCCAACCAACCCCGCCGACAAGATCAAGCAGGCGACGGGTGACAGTGCGTGGAAGAAAATCAGGGATTATGTGAGGGGTAAGAAATGAAGTGCAAAGAGTGTGGCGGCAAAGGCTGGGTTGAGACGTGGCACGCTGGCTCAGCGACCTGGACACCGAGTCTCAGCCAATGCCGTAAGCGCTGTAACATCACGGGCTATTCCGATGAGGTGCAAAAGCGTTTGAACAACCCCGATCACGTCACGCAGTCGCCCGTGTTAGTCAACCGCCAAGCGTTGCACCCTTCCCGCTCGGGCAACGTCATTTCGCTTCGCCGGCCCACTATGGAGCAAAACTAATGGCCAAGATCGCACGCCTAGAAGCACCCCAAGGTAAGCCGCATCCAGGCATGGAAGCCTATATCTTTGAGTGCCCGGGTTGCGGGATGGATCACATGATTCCCGTCAACTACACCGATGAGTATCGAAAATCTTGCGTGGCCGCTGGGCGAAGCACCCCGCAATGGACCTTCAATGGCGACCTCGATAAGCCCACGTTCGGGCCATCCCTTTTGGTGACTTGGGATTATGGCGACAAAGAGCGCAAGCACAATGTTTGCCACTCATTTGTGCGTGAGGGTAGGATACAGTTTCTCTCGGATTGCACTCATAAGATGGCTAACATGACAGTTGACCTTGCGGACGTGTAATGGCCGTCAAAAAAAAGCCGTTTAAACCATCGAGCGCGGCCGAAAATGCGTTTGCAAAGCAGCTCAGGAAAGTCGCGCGGGCCAGCTCCCACTTGGTGGATGCTCATGTGGACGGGCACAAAATCCACAACCCGAAGGAGATGCAAAAGGCGCTTGAGGACTACTCTAAGCTCATCGAGCCGTGGGCTAGGCGGCAAAGCGCAAAACTGCTTGAGCAAATTAACAAGGCCAACAAAAAAAGTTACAAGGCTAAGCACAAAGAGATGGCCAAGCAGTCGAACGAAATCGGGCGCTTACTTCGCGAGCAGGTTGCTGAAAACGATGTGGGCGCGGTCGCATTTGCCCTGATGAAAGAGCAAGTCACGCTCATCACTTCGATTCCCCCGCGAGCGGGCGAGCGTGCCCAGGCTCTTGCGCTTGAAGCATTCTACAACGGGACGCGTGCGGATGAGATAGCGCAAGAGCTTGCAAGAACAGGTAAAGTCACGGAGGGTGTTGCTATGCGGATCGCGCGCACCGAAGCGGCCCGAGCAAACGCATCAATTACTCAAGCGCGCGGCACGGCTGTAGGCGCTCAAGGTTATATTTGGCGAACTACACTCGACGGTGCTGAGCGCGAGTCTCACAAAAAGATGAACGGGAAGTATGTGGCCTACTCGGAAAACGGCGGGAAGGGGCCGCATCTTGATGACGGAACGCAAGGGCACGCAGGTACGTTAATAAATTGTCGGTGTTACCAAGACGTTCAGTTTGATTCGGACGGATGATAATTAAATTGTAAAAAATGTAAAGTCCTTTAACCTAACTCAAAGGGGAAATATTCCATGATCAAAATTTCGAAACTTTTCGCGCTGCTTTTGCTGGCAGTCACCTCGGCTTCCGCCGCTACCTACTCACCTCCCTACCCCTCTCTGGTACTCAAAAATCAGTTCGGTGAAACGTCGATCAACTCGATTGTCGGCGGCTCAAATCAAATCGACGCTACGTTCATCGTAGACTCAACGAATGGGAATGGGCTGGGTGTCCGCTCCGTGAAAGGCAACGGCATCGCGGCTGTTTACATGCACACGAGTGCAACGCCCGCCGCAAGCAATCCAAACCCAGCGAGTGGCTACATCATTGTTCAACTCGCATCGAACTGGCTTGGCTACGTCGGCGGGTATTCTGGTTTTGTCTCTCCTCTTTCGGGAAGTTCGATCAACGTCACATCGGCACTCACGCCCGGCAATCCCTACGTCATCACATCAGCGGGCACCACGACGGCGGCCGGTTGGCAGAGTCTTGGCCTTCCGCTTGGGCTCACCCCTAGCCCCGGCCAGAGCTTCATTGCCATCACGGCAACGCCCACCACGGGCACCGGCACTGTGCAAGCTCCCCTCGCAACGGGCTCGGGCACGCTGTACACCGATATTGTTGGTGACCCGAATCAGTCTGTCAGTGCCACGGGCGGCGCACAGCTCTTGATTCGCGTCCTAGGCGCAACCTCAAGCTCGACTACCACGCTTGTCGCAACTGCACCGGCGAACAACACGGTGATCGGGATGCGTTTCGTGATGCTCCCTCTCGCGAGCCAACTGAAGTAGTTCATGCCGAAATTCTACACCCCTTCACGTCTGTCCGAAAACATTGCAGAGACGCCGGAAGGCTTTCTGTTTTGTCTGGGCGTGCCGATCGCACGCACGGGATGGCAGACGTATGGGCGTGCAGAAGTTCCGCTTGAAGCTGGCCCAGAGGGTACGATTGAAGTTTATCGCGATCCGAAGGACGTGTTTCGCCCCCAGACGATTGCAAGCTTTCAAGGCAAGTCGATCACGATTCGTCACCCCGAAGATTTCGTGGGGCCGAAGAACTGGAAAGACCTCACTCATGGCACCGTTCAGAATGTGCGCAAGGCCGCTAAAAAAGACGACGACGGTGAAGAGGTTTTGGAAGCGGATTTACTCATCACTTCGGAGATGGCTATTCAACTCGTTAAGAACGGACTGCGTGAAGTCTCTTGCGGGTATGAATGCGAGTATGAGCAGACTGGGGAAGGTGAGGGGCGACAATTCAACATTATCGGCAATCACACTGCCTTGGTGGATGAAGGACGCGCGGGGCCGACCTACGCAATTAACGATCACAAAGGAGATACCCAGATGGATGAGAAAGAGACTCTGATTCAGAAGTTGAAGAAAAAGCTCGGCGCGAAGGTTGTTGATGAAGCGCTCAAAGAAGACAAGAAAGAGGACAAGGCCAAAGACGCCGACTCTTATGACGAACTGAAGGGCATGATGGATGAAATGATGTCCATCGTAAAGGGCTTCGCCGAAAACATGGGCGAAGATGAAGAGGAAGAATCTAAAGAAAAGCCCGCGCCTAAGAAAAAGGCCGCCGAGCAGGATGAAGAGGAAGAATCCGAAGATGAAGATGAGGAAGAAAAATCCTCGATCGAATCTCGCATGAAAGCCGTCGAAACGGCGCTTGCGAAACTCCTCGAAAACAAGGCCGGCGATGAAGATGAATACGCTGATGAATCCGAAGATGAGGATGAAGACGCGGAAGAGTCTGAAGATGAAGAGGGCGAAGAGGGTGAAGAAAGCATGACGGGTGATTCCGCCGCGCAAGACCTCAAGGCTCGCATCGAAATCCTGGCACCCGGCCTCAAGGTTGCCAAGGGTGAAGACGCCCGCGCCAAAGCGCTTGAAGTCGCCTATAAGACTAAAGATGGCAAACAAGTCATCAATAGCTTCACGGGCGGCAAAAAGCTCACGCTCGACTCGAAAGACAAAGAGCGCATCAACACCCTTTTCATCGCTACCAGCGAATGCCTCAAGGCTTCGCGGGGAACGGGGTTGGAAGAAACCAAGGACGCCAAGCGCTTTCAAGCCCGAGACGGCGAAGGTAGCTCGACGATCATGACGCCCGAAAAAATGAACGAAATTAACGCCGCCCACTACGGCAGAAAGTAAGAGAATCACATGACTGCATATCTTTACAATTCCCCGTCCGGCGTTCCTGGCGATATCACCCGTCCGGACGAAACCAATGTTGAGCCGACCCAATTGGTGACTCCGTTCCCCGCCAACTTTGGCCTTCCGATGAAATACGCGGTTGGCTCGAATGGCGTGACGGGCGTGACCCCCATGGTTGCTTCCGACACGGCTTCCCTCTTTTGCGGTGTCCTGGCCCGCGCAGTCCCTGGCATCAGCCAGAGCAGCGTGAATGAAGCCGTGGACACCTTCCAGCCCAACCAATCGGAAATCAACGGCCTGGCCACTCGCGGATACCTTTCCGTGTTTGTTCAGGGCGGCGGCATCCCGGTGCGTGGCCAGCAAGCCTACGTCTGCGTGACTGCATCCGCCGGCCATCTTGCCGGGCAGTTTGAAGTCGGCTCGAATGGCGGCAACAACGTGGCCCTCACCGGCACCGTGGTTGGCACCGTGACCTGGGCGTCTGATGGCGTGGACTCGAATGGATACGGCGAAATCCGTATCGCTCAATAACCGGCTAACTCCTAGAAAGGGAAAATAAAATGGCCAGAAAATCGTTTAAGACTCGTGACTCGGCGTTAGCCTTCTACGTCAATCAGCTCGAAAATCTCGATAAGCGGCTCTACATGCCGCTCTTGGAAGTGAGCTGGGGGCGTGACATCAAGCTGCGCCCAGGCGTCTCGATGAGCGACGAAAGTACGTCGTTCATCCAGTCTGCCTTCGCGGCGGGCGGCTCACTCCTCAACGGTAACGGCGCGAGCGGCGGCAACATGCCGTTCATCTCGCCGGAAACCACGGCAATCGGGCAAGTCTCGATTGACGGGTCCAAGCAAGTCCTGCCCCTCCACCTGCTCGCTCGTGAAGTTAGCTTCACGTCGGTTGAGTTGGAGCGGTCGCAGAAGCTTGGCACGTCGATCGACGCGCAGAAGACCGATGCCTTGAATCTCCTCTATCAGATGAACACCGATCAAATGGTGTATATCGGTGCGACGGAAGTCAACGCAACCGGCCTGCTCAATTCGTCTTTGG